AGGTGTTAAAGAATTACAATATAAAGAAAGAGTTAAAATTTAATTTATATAAATAAAAATAAAAAACCCTCTTTTTGAGGGTTTTTTATTTTTTAAACTTTTTAGACTATAGAGATATAACATGAAGTAAATAGCTTCAAAGAGTTAATCTCTTAAAAAAATAAGCTATAATGGATGTATTTAAATAATAAAGATCTCTATGTTGAGATAATCGTATCAAAAGCACAAGGTAAACTGACCAGAAATGCTGAAAAAATGTTAGAACTTCTTGGTAAGAAAACAATCAAAAAAATGAGATATTGGTCAAATGATGATAAACTTGATTGTTATCAATCGGGTTTATTAGATATGTATCAAAATTGGTATAATTTTAATGAAGATAAATCAGTGAATGCTTTTGCTTATTTTACAGAAGTCTTTAAAAGAGGAATAGCTAAGGGTTTTAATGAGTTGTATAAGAAAAAGGGTGATAATGAGAATCAAATAAAATTAATATCTATAGAAGGTAGTAATGATGGCCAAGGACTACATTCTATTTAAATAGTTTATCAAAATAAAAAAAACCCACTCAAATTGAGTGGGTTTTTTTTGAGTAGTATGTTTATACTAATACTTCAGAATAAACTGTTTCTAACATTTTAGCAGATACTAAGTAAGGGTCACAATTTGAGGCTGGTCGTCTGTCTTCAAAATAACCTCTACCTTCAACCAAAGATTGTGCTGGAATTCTAATAGAAGTATCTCTAGTGCTATATCCATAACTAAATTCATGAATTCCTGATGTCTCATGTTCACCAGTAAGTCTTTGTTCATTATGTAGACCATAAACCTGGATGTGTTCCATATGAGTTGATTCAAGCTTTGTCATTGTTTCTTTAATCAATTCGATACCACCATCTTTTCTCATTTCTTTAGAAGAGAAATTGACGTGACAACCGGTTCCATTCCAATCTCCTTTAATTGGTTTCGGATGTAAAGATACGTTGACATTATGTTTTTCTGCAACTCTTTCCAAAATATATCTTGATATCCATAATTGATCAGAACCGTTCAAAGCAGTTACGGGGCCAATTTGATATTCCCATTGACCAAGTAAAACCTCAGCATTAATACCAGAAATATCTAAACCAATCTCTAAACACATATCCATGTGCTCTTCAACTATTTGTCTTCCAATTACAGTGTCAGCTCCGATTCCGCAATAATAATCACCTTGTGCTCTTGGTGTTTTACCAATTTCAAATCCAAGTGGAAGACCAACACCCTCACCAAATGGCAATCCTGGTTTATGAGTAAGTGTATACTCTTGCTCCCAACCAAACCATGGAGACTCGTCTTTAGTTAAATTCGTAAGATTTAACTCATCTATAACATTAGATAAATTTCTTCTATTATTTGTTGGATGAGGAGTTCCATCTGGACTAAGTACCTCACAAAATACCAATTTATTAGGATACTCTCTAAATGGGTCTTTACAGACAAAAACTGGTTTTAGTAAACAATCAGTGTTTTTCCCTTTTCCTGCCTCTGCTTGAAGAGTTGAACTTCCATCAAAAGACCACATTGCGTAATCCTCTGGATTATTTGTATCTGCTTTGTCAACAATTTTTGTTTTACTTCTGAGTTGTTGTGGCTCAGAACCATCTAACCAAATATACTCTAATTTAATTTTCATAAAGTGTTTTTTTTATTTTATTTCATATTTAAACTTTGTTTAATTTTTAAATACAAAAATCATAAATTGTTTTTATGAATCAAATATTATTACAGATTTGGGAGGAATCAGAGTTAGGAAATCAATTAAGACCGGATGGTTGTTCGTTACATTTGGATTATGCAAGTCATAAAGAATATATTAATTTTATAGTAAATTCTAGAAATAGTGAAATTGTTCCTGCTATATATGAAAACTTTGTTGGTGATCCTGTTTATGTTTTTGTGAATGATGTAATATATGGAATTCTACAAAGAGATAAAAACGTTAGACTACAGGAACATGAGTTTAATAATCTTTTAGGTCTAAGAGAAATCGAAATATCAAATGACTAGTATTTTTTACATATTTATACCATTCTTTATATGGATGAATCTATACTATTTAGCTAATTTGACTAAATTAGATGCTAGATTTTACCAGAAAGATTTGTCTAATATGAGTAAGAGTGATTTTTTTTACTATTTTTTAAGAGTAACTTATTGGATTTGGTTGTTTATTGGTTTTTTTACATCAATCTACTTTTTCTTCTTATCAATGATTTTAATAAATATAGCCAAGTTTCCGATTTATCATTTAGTTAAAAAATTATATAGATTATATAATGTTTTGGTTCCGATATTTTCTATAATAATAATGATAATTATAATGTTTTATTTGTTTTTCAAACATTAAATTTCTTTAGATGGTCTTCAGTAATTATTATAAACTCATAACCCTTTTTATTGCACCAGTTTATCATCGTTTCCCACTTGTTTTTATTCTTATATGCCATTTTCAAATCATATTCAAAGTTTTTTAACTTTTTTGTACCCTTTTCTGGAACTTGGAGTTTACCTTCGTTTAACGCAATGACCATTTTATATTCTTTCATAGGTTTTACTTCTACAACTACTTGCCTTAACTGACCGTTTTCGTTTCTCATCTCATAATAAAAATCTGGATAGTAGCAGTGCTCTTTTACTTTCATGTCACCATTATCAAAATGAGTCATTTGATAAGGTATTCTCATACATTCTGCTCCCCACTTAGTTATTTTTTCATTATGATCTAACCAAGTCATAATTTTTTTTTCCCAAGAACTTCTGTAGTAAACACCACCTATTGTATTTAATTTTATTATTTTATCTTTGTTTTTAGGAATATAATTACCTTGAGAATAATTAGTATTATTTGGCTTAGAGTTTAACATATTTGTCTACTTTCTTTATTTTATATATAAAAACAAAAACTCTTTATGGGTGAATTAATCGAAAGGTCTAAGCTTAGTTTGTTAGTTAATGGTAATGGTTTGGCTGATAATTTCAAAAAAAATTCTTTATGGTTTTATGAACAATACCAAAAATCTTCTGAAGAGATTAAAAATATTCAAACAAAAGATATATTTCCTGGTGGATTTTATTTCTTTCATTATTTAGATGATTCTAACTGGATGAAATGGTCTCCTGTTTTTGTTTCGGATTTTAGGAAGTTTTCAAATAAAATTATTATATTTGCAGTAAACTTTAATTTAATACCATTGGAAATCAGAGTTTTTTTATTTGATAAGTTTATAAAACCTGAAGATTTTGAAAAAAATAATTTTTTAAAAGTAGATTTTAATGGTATGTATAATGAATTAAGAAGTATAGGATTTGAATATGCACTTATGGAGTTTGATTCTTCTAGAATACAATTAGTTCATAGAATCGGATTAAATGTATTGCCAAGATTTTTATATCATCAACATCCTAAAAATTTATATGATCCTAAAAAGTTAGTGGATATTTGGAAAGTTAAATTAGAAAAAAGAGATAGCAGACATAAAGAAATGACAACTTCAATATTAAGTGAATTTTATGATGTTGCTTTTGATATAGATGAAAAATATAGTACGTTAAAAAACCATATAAATCGAATTAGAACAAATCAAATAAAATACGGAAACAAGTTAAAATAAATCATATGAAAATTTTCAATTTTAAATCAAAAAAAGAGTCAGAGTTAAAACCTATGGGTGTAAAGAAAACGGTAGAAAGACCATTTCAACCTGTAAACAGATTAAGTGATGATGAGTTACAAAAATTAATCTCTGATACAAAAAAAGAAAAAGAGAAGATAAAATCTATGGATCCATATTTCTTACAAGAAATATCTGATAGATTGTTTGGTCCTGAGGCAGAAGATTATATAAAAGCTATAAAAGAATTAAATTCAAAATACAAACCAAGAGCTGGTAGAACAGGTCATGATATTTTTAAAATCGAGAAATAGTCTCGATTTTTTTTTGTTTTGGAGGAATAACCATAATTTAATATATATGGTAAATTTTTATATAAATAATAGATGGCAACTTATAACAATTTTGGTTCCACTCAACAAAATAATTCAAACTTTGCATTTGCTTCTAATTCTGCAGTAGAAAACAAAGGATTATTTTCTAGGATTCTCAGAACACTTTCTAACTATGGAATGAATTACGATGATATGATAATTCGTAATCAAGTTGGTATTGGTATAAATGAAGATCCATATGCGGCTAAAGGTAACTCGATGTATGATTTCTTTTCTCAAAGAGCAGTTGCGTCTGTTTTGAACAGAAAATCTATACCTTATTTAGATAAAGCATATGCTGATAAAAGAAGAATATTAAGAGAATATTCAATCAAAGATGAAATAAGAGATTTTGTTTCTACAATTTGTGATGAATCTATTGTTTTCAATGATGATAGTGACTTTTGTGCTCCTAAATCTATTTCAAATGAATATTCTCAAGAGGTAAGAGACAAATATCAAGAATATTTTGAGAAAATTTATAACAAATTTGGATTTTCTGATAATATAACTGCTTGGAGTATGATGAAAGATTTTCTAATTGATGGTCATATTGCAATAGAAATAATTTTTGATGATAAAAAGAAAAACATTATTGGTTTTAATAGATTGAGACCTGACACTTTAGTTCCGGCATATGAACCAACTATAGGACATCTATGGATTCAGTTTCCTGAAGATCCTCAATTAAGAAGAATATTTTTAGATTCTCAGATTATTTATGTCTCCTACTCTACACAAAATGATTATTCAGAGACATCTTATGTTGAGGGTTTAATAAAGCCTTATAATCAATTAAAAATACTTGAACAAACAAGAATTATGTTCAATATAGTAAATGCGACTGTATATCAAAAATTCACGATTCCAATCAAAGGTTTATCAAGACAAAGAGCTGAGGAACAAATAGGTCAACTTATTCATGATTATTCAGAAGAAGTTGAATGGGATGATTCTTTAGGAACTTTGACTATTAATGGCGCCAAGCATTTACCTTATAATAAACAAATATGGTTTCCTGAAGGTGATGCTGGAACTCCGAATATGGAATTAGTTTCTCCACAGGGTCATGATTTGAATGATGAAACTATGCTATCTTGGTTTTATAAAGCTCTTAAAAGAGCCTCTAAGATACCTATGCAACGATTTGAGGCTGAGAATGGTGGTGGAAATTTATTTGGAGACTCATCAGAAATGACTAGAGATGAAATTAAATTTCACAATTTCATTTCAAGATTACGTGCTAACTTTAAAGAATTGATAGTGAAACCTCTGAAACTACAGATGTTGATAGAGTTTCCTGAACTGAAAGATGATGAAGTTTTCACAAATCAGGTAGATATTCAATTCTATTCTAATCAACTATTTGAAGATTGGAAGAAAATCAATAATCTGTCTAAAAGATCTGAGATTGTTGGAACTTTATTAGGAGTTATGAATGGTGAAAAACCTTATTTCCATATTGAATGGATTATGGATAATGTATTCAAACTAACACCTGAACAGAAGGCTGAAAATGAAAGATATTGGGCTAGAGATGTGGCGAATGTCGCGGCTGGTGCAGCTGGTGCTGCTCCTGCAGAGGGTGGTGAGGCAGCTCCGGCTGAAGGCGGTGAGGCAGCTCCTGCGGAAGGTGGTGAAGCGGCTCCTGCTGAAGGTGAAGCTCCTGCTGAAGGTGGTGGAGAAGCTCCTGCTGAAGGTGGTGGAGAAGGTGGTGGAGAGTTTGAATTCTAAGAGTTCAGAATTTCTAAATCAAAATCTGATAATGAATTGATTCCTTTTTCTAGTATTTTATCCAAAACATCATCTTTTGTAGTCCAGTCTTTTTTGAACAATTTAATAAGTTTTAGAACTTCATTCTTAACTGGTTGATTTCTATAGTTTTTATATGATAATTTTAAATTATTATCAAAAATAATATCCTTTGTCAAATCAAATATTTTATGATCGATAGAGTATTTTAGATATAGTTCAGATATCTTATTTAATAGATATTTGTCTAGAATGGCAAACATACATTCGTATTCTTTTTCATCGGTAAACTCAACCATTGATATCTTGTTGTATAATGTTGATACATAATCTACCTCTGTTGATGACATAGACATAATTATTTCATCAATCTCTCTTTGGTGTTTAGTGGTTGTTATCTTATAAAACCTCATGCTGCTTGTTTTGGTAATTCAAAATAAAAGTTATCTATTTGTCCTTCTATATTTATATGTTGATTAAGTTTTAATTCTAAGCCGGACTCTACTAAGTTTTTAATTACTTTACCCCATCGTGTGTTTAATAAAATTAATTCAGCTTCTAGTTTCAAAATTTCATTTTCTAAAATTATAAAAGTTAATTTTTTCAAAGATGAACATGCATTTGTTAGTGATGTTGTGTATGTATATTCTTGGTCACTTACTGAGATATAAAAGACCATTGGATTATTTTTGATTTCTATATCAAATTGAATTTTTTTTCCTTTCTCTAATAATTGGTTGAGATTTATTTCTCTTTTGTATTTTTTCCAATTTGAAAATCTCGATAATAAATGTTCATAATCAGTTATTTTATTATTATCTAACTCAACACTAAACTCTTTTGTCATCAGAATAATTTAAAATCAATTTGTTTCTTTTCTAAATCAACTGATGAAACAATAACTTTTAAAGGATCTCCTAGTCTGATTTTATTTCCCATTTCATCAGTGATGGTATAGTGGTCTAAATCTACTTTTACTTTACCAATACTATTATATCGAATCATTCCTTCGCATTTAGAATCTATAAGCTCTACATAGATACCCCAATCAGTGACTCCTGATACTATTCCATCAAAAACTTGACCAATTTTATCTTGTAAGAATTCTGCTTGTTTATACTTAATTGAATCTCGTTGAGCTTTTGCCGCAATTAGCTCTCTACTTGAACACCAACTGGCTTGTTCTTCAATTTTATTAGGATTTCCTTGTTTTCCTTTATTTAAAAAATCAAAAAGAATTCTATGTGTTATTAAGTCTGGATATCTCCTAATTGGTGAGGTAAAGTGTGAGTAATGTGTGAAACCTAATCCGTAGTGTCCAATGTTTTTTATTGTGTATTTTGCTTTAGACATACATCTTGTTACTAAAGTTTCAATCATGTTTTCTTCAGGAGTTCCTTTTATTTCTTTTAGTAATTTGTTTATGGATTTTTTTAACTCATCACCCTCGCCTTCTATTGCAACATCGTGTCCAAAATTTTGACAAACTCCTACAAGTTGTTGAAGTTTTTCCATATTTGGTGTATCGTGTATTCTATAGACATTAAACCATTGATTATTAGAAAGTATCTTAGCTACTGACTTGTTTGCAAGTAGCATAAATTCTTCAATAAGTTTGTTAGCTTCTTTTTGTTCTTTGAAATAGACACCAATCGGTTTTTTATTATCATCTGCTAACTTAAACCTGACTTCAATTCCACCCATTTCAATGGAGCCATCACTTATTCTTTTCTTTCTAATTTTTTGAGCTAGTCCGTTAAGAACTCTTATTTCATTTTGGAAATCACCTTCTTGTCCTTCAATTATTTCTTGAGCTTCTTCATAAGTAAATCTTCTATCGGAGTGAATGACAGTTTTTCCATGCCACTCATTGATAATCTTTCCATCTTTGTCAATATTAAAAACAACTGAAAATGCTAATCTGTCCTCATTTGGTTTTAATGAGCATATTCCATTACTTAGTCTTTCGGGAATCATTGGTACACATCTATCTACAAGATAGACAGAAGTTGCTCTCTTAAATGCCTCATCGTCTAATTTAGTTCCTGGTTTTACATAATGACCTACATCTGCAATATGAACCCCAACTTCAATATTATTTTCATTTATTATATTAATTGAAAGAGCGTCATCAAAGTCTCTAGCATCTACTGGATCAATTGTTAATGTAGTTATGTTTCTCATATCTCTTCTTAGAGATATTTCTTTATCAAATATAACTTCTGGAACTAATTCCGACTCGTTAAGTACTTCTTGTGGAAAATCTACTGGTAGATTATATTCATACATTATTGAATTCATCTCTGCGTTGTTATCACCAGCATCTCCTAATATTTTTGTTATTTTTCCCTGTGGTGATTTGCTATCTTCCCATTTTGTAAGTTCTACAATTACTTTTTGACCATCCTTTGCTACTAAACCTCCTTTTATATAAAAATCGACTGATAATTTATCACTATCTGGAATTACAAATGTTGATTTTTTTCCTATTTGAACTCTGCCTACAAATTCTGTTCTGAATCTTGAAATAACTTCTATAACTTTTCCTTCAAGTTTTTTTTCACCTTTGAATATTTCTATTCGTACATTATCTAAGTGTAAAGAATTTTTTGTGTTTTTTCTATGTATGAATATTAATTTTTCACCTATTGTTGTTGTTGCATTTCCGTTATTCGAAAACTCTATTTGACCTTCATATCGGTCACCTTCTATTATATTTATCATAGAAGTTTTATTATTTAGAACTCTTTTGTTTAGTTTCTCTTTTCGAAATATTGTCTACACCATATTTTTTTACAAGTGTTTTCTTCATTTTACTCATAACTTTTTTATTTTGAATAGGATAATCCACACCGTAGTTTTTTTGTAATGTTTCTTTTCTTTTCTTTTCGGAGCATTTTCTACAACTATATTCTCCAAATTTATTATCGTACTTTACATAATTTTTAAATATCACATCTTTTTCAATACCACATGAATCACATTTGCACTTTATTTTGTGATGAGAACCTTTTGATAATAATTCTACGGGTATCATGAGTTCTTCGCCTATTATTATATCCTCATAGCCTAAATTCTCATAGTATGAGAAATTGGCCTCATTTATTTTTACTACTATCTCTCTGGTCAAAATCATAAAAAACCGCAAAAAATTTAATTATTTATTAAAAAGTTAATTCTTCCTTTTTAGTCCTTTGAAACGTAGTGTTTGTCAAAAGAATTAGAAGTTCTGTAAAAAATCCACCTTTTAAAAAGTATGGTTTTATAAAGCATATATATACTTTGAACTGAAAAAAATAATTATTCGCGAATGAAACCAGTTTTAATAGTAGAAAACTCAACTAATTCTCTTATTAGAGAAAATTCTTCTAGTAAGAAGGATTATATCTTAGGAGGTACATTCACGGAATTTGGTGTTAAGAATAGAAACGAAAGAATCTATACTGCAGATAAATTCCTTCCTGCCTTAGATGAATTAAACGAAAGAATGAATAGTTTAGGTGCTGTTTATGGTGAATTTGACCACCCAGATGTTTTTGATACATCTTTGGCAAGAGCATCTCACACAATCACTAAAGCGCAATACATTAAAGAACAAAACTTAGTATCTGGTGAAATTAAACTTTTATCAACTTATTGGGGTAAAGAGGCAAAGGCTTTGGTTGATGATGGTTGTCCAGTATTTGTATCATCAAGAGCAGCTGGTATCACTGAATCTGATGGTTCTGTTTCTTTGAAAAAACTTTTCACATATGATATAGTAGCTGACCCAGGTTTTGCTTCTGCAAAAATGAGTGTTAAAGTTTTGAATGAGTCCTTAGGATACAATCCACAATCTAACTTTAGGATATATGAAATGTCCGACGAGTCTAAAATAAATGAATTATTCAACATGAACAAAAACGAATTCGTAACAAAAAAACAGTTGACTGATTATTCACAATACTTAGTAAATGAGATTGCCTCTACTAAGAAAGAAGTCAAAAATGCAATTTCTAAAGGAAATATGAGTCCTAAAAAATTAGAACAACTACTTGAGTATTATGAGGAGTTAAACGAGACAAATTCTAAAGTGGTAAAATACTTAGATTATTTAGCTGAGAAAATTCAAGTTGTTGTAAATGAGAACAAATCTCTTAAATCTACGACTGAAAAATTAGTTAAACACAATGATTATTTAGCTGAAAACTTAGAAAAGGCTATTAATTACACAGAGTATGTTGCTGAAAATTTAGATAAAAATATTGAGTACTCAGAGTATTTAGCTGAGAATCTTGATAAGAATATTTCTTATTCTGAATATATCGCTGAAAACTTAGACAAAAACATTTCTTATTCTGAATATTTGGCTGAAAACTTAGACAAAAATATTGCTTACTCTGAATATTTGGCTGAAAACTTAGACAAAAATATTGCTTACTCTGAATACATCGCTGAAAACTTAGATAAAAACATTGCTTATGCTGAGTATATAGCTGAACATGTTGATAATTCTATTGCTTATTCTGAGTATTTAGCAGAGCATGTTGAAGGTAATATTGCTTACTCTGAATACATCGCTGAACATTTAGATGATAATATTGCTTACTCTGAATACATCGCTGAAAGCTTAGATAAATCAATTTCTTATCAAGGATTAATCGTTGAAAAATTAAATGGTGGTAAATTATTCGAATCAGAAGGTGCATTTCCTTCTTTAAACGCTGCTGGTTTTGAAATGGTTGAAGATGATGAAAAAGAAAATTCTTGGAATAAAGAAGATGATGAAGAAGCAGAATATAACATGAATGGTGTTCCAGCTGCTGAAGCGACTCACGTTCATAATAAAGAGGAAGAAGAGGAAGAATGTGGTCCATCTTCTTACGAAGTAACAGGAAAAGACGATACTGAATTATCAGAATCTATTAATAAACTTATTGAAGAAGCTAAAAAACGTAAAGTTTCTGAAACTACTGACTTGAATTTCTTAAAGTTCTTAAACAAGTCACAAGTAGATAGCTTTTATGCATTATCAGACGAAGAACAGGAAACTGTAAAACTTCACATAAACGAAAGAAGTTATTTCACACAGAAAGATGTGTTAGGTCTGATCGCAGAAGCATTATCAACTAAGAACGAGACTCTTGAAGAAAGAGTTATCAGATTGATGCCTGAAAACGTTAAGCCAGTCTGGAATCAGTTAAATGAGTCTTCTAAAAAATCATTGCTTTCTCAAGCAAGACTTTATCCAGAAGATGTATTAAAAACTGAAGCACAAGTTGAGCATTTCTGGTTGACTAGAAATCTCAAAAAGAATGAATCAGTTACTAAGAAATTAGTTTCACATGAGGCACTTATCCAAGAAGATAAAATCTCAGACAATGAAGCTCAAGCAATCTTAGAAAGATTCAAAAATTTATAATAATCTATAAAAAATCCACCTTCGAAAAAATCGAAAAATAAAGGAAATATATAGATTATAAAACAAAAAAAAATAAATAAAATTATGTCACACATTAGAATAGACAAATCTAAAGCTATCAAGAAATGGTCTCCAGTTCTTGAGAACATGGGTGTTACTGGTGAGAGAATTGATTGGATGTCAGAATATGCTGAGTTCCACTCAATCAACGAGAACGCTTATGTGAATGCTTCTAACGTTGCTGGTATGGGTGGTGTTGTTGCTCCACAACCTTCAACTTTAGCTGGTTCAACAATTGGTAACAATTGGGCTGGTTTTGGTGGTTCAAATGGTTCAGGAGATGTAGGTCAAAACTTACTTCCTGTAGCTATGAAAATTGCTGCTCAAACAATCGGTCTTGACCTTGTTGCTGTTAAACCATCTCCAGGTCCGAAAATCGACCTTCTTTACATCGACTTCCAATACGATGATACTCGTTTAGGAAATGAAGATGAAAGACCACAAGTTTTCAAAATTGCTCCTAAAACAGCAGGATTGACTTCTACTAAATTAACAGCAGTTATCGCTGGTCTTAGAGCTCAGTTAGCAGCTTCTTCTCCAGTTATTAGCGAAACTACAGGTGGTTTAAATGGTAGAATTTGGAATAACATCGATACAGGTGCTGCAATTACTTCAGAGCCATCTGATAAAGAAAATAAAGTTGAATTTTTAGGATTCTCAAGAATTGATGGTTATCCAATGTTCAGAGCTTACAGACAATTCAACACGTCTCATACAGCGGTTGGTTCTGCAGCTACAACTTGGGCTTTTGATACAACAAGAAATACATTTGATTCTACAACGTCTATGGCTTCTCAAATCATTGCTTTAGGTGGTACTGCTTTAGGTGGTGAGCCTGCAATCGAATTGGTTTCTGCGTTAGAAGATCATATCCCTGGTTTTTCTGCAAACTGGAACTCTGGTTCAACTTCTCAATTCTCTGGACAATATCCAATGGATAGAGATCAAGATGACTCAAGATATTCTGGAGTTATCGGACCAAAAATCTCTTCTAAAACTATCGCAGTTGGTACTATTGAAGTATCTTCAGCTCTTAGAAGAACTGAAATTGAAGATATCAAAGCTAACACAGGTATGGATATCGTTCAAAAAATGGAATCTATTCTTGTTAATGAATTATCTCAAACAATTTCTAAGCAAATCGTTGCTAAGATTTTTGAAATGGGTGATCTTAACAGAACTAGCGCGCCTTTAGCTGGATTAACTTTCTCAACTAATATTGCTAGCCAAACAATCTTTGACTTAGATACTACTTATGTAACTAGTACAGTTGGTGGTGAAACTACTCACGCCGTACAAAGAAAACTTATCACTAAAATTGCTCACGCTTCTAACTACATTGCAACTGAAGGTCGTGTAGGTCCAGCTCAATACCTTATCACAAACGGGGGTCTTGCTGCTGCTTTAGCTGATATTTCTGGTTACACTATTAACCCAGTTAAGTCTAAGTTAAACGGACAAGGTCAATTATATCCTGTTGGTTCAATCGGTGATATTTCTATCTACGTTGATCCATATATGAGATATAATGATAACAGAATCGTTCTTGGTAGAAAGAACAATCCTGATCAACCAGGTATCATTTTCGTACCTTATTTAATGGCACAATCAATCTCTTTGATTTCTGAGGCTACTTTTGCTCCAAGAATGTTGTTGAGATCTAGATATGCTGTTGCTGAAGTTGGTTGGTTCCCACAAAAACAGTTTATGACTATTAAAGTTTCTGATTCTTATGGATTATTAAACTAAAAATAGTTTAAATATTAACAAAAAAAGACCCTTAATGGGTCTTTTTTTGTTTTATATAAATTAATATATAAGTATATGAAATATTTAAAATATTTTGAATCAAAAAAAGTTAAATTTCCTGACATCAAAAAAATAGAAGTTGATGGTTATTTAATAATGGTTGGTCGAGACGCTAAATCTAATGACTTTTTAACCTTTAATACAGCAGAAGATGAAGATATATGGATGCATGTCAAAGGCGTTCCTGGAAGCCATGTTGTAATTAGAGTCAGAGAAAATTTACCAACACCTGAGATATTGAAATATGCTGCGGAATTAGCTAAAAAAAATAGCAAAGCTGCTAAAGAGCCATCTGTAAAAGTTGTATATTGTCAAAGAAAGTTTGTTAAGAAGGAGCCAAATATGAATGATGGTCAAGTAAAAGTTGATTATCTAAATTCAGAAGAAATAACAATTTGAATTTAATATATACATTATGAATTTATTAAAATATAGTCAAATATTTGAAGCTGGTACACAAAGTGTAGTTGACCAGGCTAAAGATTACAAACCAAGTGGTGGTTACAAAAGCAAAGAAGATGTCTTTGATGAATCAAAAAATGTTGATAGATCTGCTAGAATAAAAATATCTTCTGAATTAGAGAAAGTTCTTAAAAAAATGGAAGACAATGATAGTTATCTTGCTTTTGAGATGCTTTGGTTAGGTGAGTCTGATTCTAAGTACCAGAATGGTTTAGGTATAACTGATGTGACTATTTCTAATAAACCTTATTGTTTTGAAGTAACTATTGGTGGTAAAAAATTTGATATGAAGATTGGTAAATTTTTCAGATATTATTGGCCAGGATTATTAACAGAAGATGAAATTAAGTCATTCATATATCAATATAATGATATGACATCTGATAATATTGGCGATGAATCAATTACCTCAGCTCAAAGAATAAAGGTTCCTGAGTTTTCGTATAATCCTAAAGATGTTAAAGCAACTTTTCTTTCATTAACTACAAAAACATATCCACATTTTGATGATTGTAGACATGAAAAGGAAGTTTTAAAATTTTTACCATCTCTTGAGAGAGACCAAGTTGGAAATTATTATAAAATAATTGGTTCTGAAAAACCAACAATAATGTTTACTTGTCATTTAGATACGGCTGATAGAGAACAAAAAACGACAAAATTATTTCAAGTCAATGGTCGAGTAGTTGAAGAAGGTTATTCATTTAGATTGATAAAAAGTGGAACTGGTGATGAACATATCTATACCGACGGCTCTTCAATATTAGGCGCTGATGATAAAGCTGGTACTGCTGTTATGTTATATATGATGGCTAATAATGTTCCAGGTATTTATTACTTCTTTATTGGTGAAGAGAGAGGTGGTATTGGTTCTAATGCTCTTTCATCTATTTATGATAGATGTGATTATCTAACTGATGTAAAAGCTTGTGTTTCTTTTGATAGAAGAAGGACAACATCTGTTATAACACATCAATTAGGTAGACAATGTTGTTCTAACGAATTTGGTCAGGCTTTGTGTGATGAATATAATAAAAATGGATTAAATTTATCATTAGATCCAACTGGTGTTTATACAGATTCCGCGTCATTAATGGAGGACATACCAGAATGTACAAATATATCAGTTGGTTATTATAATGAACATAGAGGAACAGAAATGCAAAATATTTCTTACCTTAAAAGATTAGCTGAAGCTTCGGTAAAAGTTGATTGGAATAAACTTCCAATTAAAAGAAAAGTTGGTTATAATGAAGAGTTATTTGCTAAGCATAAAAGCATGATTAATGAGATAAAAAAGAATGTCTTTGGAATTGATGTTAAAGTTGTTGGTAAAGATGATAGAATCTTTGTTAGTTTAGACTTAGAAGAAACCGATATGGGTGAAATTTATGATGCTCTAATTAGAGTACAAACAATATTAAACAAATATAAAATAGAGGATTTAGGATTCTTTGATGAGACATATTTTAAAATAGAATTGAAATAATATGAAAATAAAAACATTTATAAAATATTTAGAAAATATCAGAGAAGATGAATTTAGTCATCTAAACAATGGTCTTTCTGCTAATAAAAAAAATGAAGCACGTTGGCCAGAAGATGATTATGAGTATGATGATGATTCTACTAAAGATTATGGTGAGTATGATGATTGGTATGATGATGAAGACGATAAATACTATTCTGGAAAAAAATCATCAAATCCGAAGTTTGATGATGATGATGATGATGATTATGGATATGATGAAGATGATGAAGATGATGATGTTCAGCATTTAACTTATTTACTTCGTCAAATGTTTAGAAATTCAGGAGTTGATAATGTGCAAATTACCGCTAAAAGAAATGAAGACATTGTAATAGAGGTTCATATGGCTAAAAAGGAAACATTAAGAAATGTTATCAAAGTTTTCGAAGTCGCTAACAAACTTAAAAGAGATATTTTAGCTCAATATGATGCTGAATTTGACATTTGGCAATCAAAATCTGGTGGTGGGATACTTTCATTTGGTTTTACTTTAGATGAAGGCTTAGATGATGATACAATGCCTTTCTAAAAAATAAATAATATGAAATACATTAAATTATTTGAAAGTTTTAACAACGATAAAGTTAAATATTTTGTAAATAGAGTTGGTAGCCACTTTAGAATATTCGCACTCACTCCAAAAATGATGGCTGATGGTCTAACTTATAAAGATGCTGAAGACGCTGAAGAATTGTTTGGCAAAGGTTCTCTTTGGACAAATTATGACTCTTATGAAGAAGTTGAAAACATTATAAAGAGTTTAGACTCTGATGAATATGAACCTGAAGAAGGTGATTCTCCTGATGTATTTAATTAAATAATGAGATATTTAACAGATTTTAAATTTTTTGAATCAATAGATTCTGATGTTAGTGAGATTATTAATGATATTACTCCTATTGTTAATGATATTTTATTAGAATTGAATTTTAAAAATATTGAAGGTGAGTCTCGATTTGTAAAAGTTGGTAATAGAAAAGGTCCTAATGGTTATTATATAATAATTAAACTTAAAAAAGAATCTCGTGAATTAACTTGGAATGAAGTTAGTGATGTTATAGGTGTCGTTTCTGATTATTTAAAAGATAATAAGTTTCTATATAGTTCAGAGAAGACGAAGTATTGGGGAACTGGTGTTGCCTTTGATAAGCCAAACTCTCAATATAATGCTGGTGAGTGTAGAATGGACATATATTTTAAATATGAAGATAATATCTAAACTTTTTTGTATTTTATAATATTATATATACATTTGTAGAAATAATTACAATATAAACTATGGGGATGTTTTTTAGTATAGATTCATAGAGTAGTGGTGATTATGCAGGTGTCGGATGGTCAAGTAACCGACTAATAAATTTGGTGGCAAAAAGTCGTAAATGGCAAAACAAATGAAGTAGCATCCCGTGAAGATTTAGTAGCGGCGTTACAAAACAACATGCTTAAGGCAGAAGAGCTATCTTTAGTTTAATCTTTTAAGCTTTCGAAAAAATTCTCCAGCTGAATCACACAGTTAAAAATGTGAAACCAGAATTGTTAGAGTGATGGGTTGTTCAACTAACTATTTTGTAAGTTTCGAAAAACTTTCTAAGCCTGTGAATGAATAATTATTGTTAACTAGGGAAGACACGATGGGCAGTACATCGTCATCTCCACTAAAATTAAGTCCACAAAAGTGGACTTTTTTGTTTTATATAGTATAATAAATATGACTATTGAGCAATTTAGAGGTAAATATTATTTTTTATCAAATTTTTATGAATCAAAAATTGAATTTCAGGGAATTACCTATCCTACAGTTGAGCATTTTTATGTTGCTATGAAATCTAATTCGGATCAAATGTTAAATGGAAAATATTATACATCGGCTGACTTTAGAGAAATGATTTCTAAAATAAAAGAACCAGGTGTGGTAAAAAAAATAGGTCAAAAAATAAAAGTTCGCAAAGATTGGTCTGAAAAAAAAATTGAAATTATGAATTTTGCAATCAGAGAAAAATTCAAAGACGAAAATCTCGCAGAACTACTAAAGTTGACGGGTGATGCTAAAATTGTCGAGGTCAATTTATGGAAAGATACTTTTTGGGGCGTCTTCAATGGTAAAGGCGAAAATCATTTAGGTAAAATATTAATGAAAGTAAGAGATGAAATCAACGGCATACAAAAAACCGGATTAGAACAAATATTAAAATAAAAATAAAACATGGCAGTAATAAGTTATTTTGGAGGTAAAAGTTCCTCTGCATTTCAGGAGTTAATCAATACAAAAATTCCAAAAACTGGAATAAAAACATATTTAGAGCCTTTTTCTGGTTCAATGGGAACGTATATGGACGACGATCAACTTAAATTTGATGTAGTTATCTATAATGATAAAAATCGACACCAGGTGAACTTATATAAGTGTTCATCACAACCTGAAGAGTTTTTACCTTATTTGGAAAATTTAAAAAATACTTTATTACACACAACTGAAACAGAACCATTAAAAAAATGGGACTTTTATAAAAAGATTTATAAGGACTACCAAAAGAATGATTTCTTGGATGATATGAACTTTGAAATTGGAGATTTTGAAAAGGCGGCTATTTATGCTTTTCTTATTACATCTGCTCATAATTCGGTTTATCCACGAGGTGCTGGTTTCAATGGTTATAAAAAAGATAAAGACCGTCTTAAATTAGAAGTTCTCATTGATAAATTGAAGAAAAATAAATATACTCATAAATTACAATCAATTACTGAATTTTTAAATATTGACTTTGAAGAGTTGATTACTAAATATGATGCGGAAGATACTTATCTTTATTTAGATCCTCCTTATTTTAGACCAGATGAGAACGGAGAGGACGATGCTAAAAGACTTTTTTGGTATGGAGCTGACAAAGAAGGTGTATTTGGTCCAGCTTCTCATAGAAGGTTATTAGAATTACTTAAAAAAACAAAGTGTCGTTGGTCTCTTTCTTATTATTATTTTCCACTTTTAGAAGAGTTATTACCTAAAGATAAATACGTTTGGACTGAGAAAGAGGTTTTCAGAAGCTCTGCTCATGGTGGAAATAATTCCGAACTTAAAACTGAACAAGCTAAAGGTGTTGAGTTGTTGATTATGAATTATGATCCTAAAACTGGTATTAAACTATAATGGCTGTTAAACTTCAACCTAATGTATTTAATGTGAATAGTTCATCTGGTGATTCTGTTCTTAGAATAGAGCCAGATGGATATTGTGTCATAACTAAATTAGCGCTCTTAGATGATGTAACCGGTAATAAATGGGAAATAAAAATATCAAATGGTGAATTAATAGTTGAGCCGATTGAATTAGAAGATAAAAGAGAATATAAACTTAATAAAGTACTTAAAAATGATTGAACATTTAGATAGAATTGAAAAGTTAGGTTTTACAATAAATTTAAATTGGAATAAATCAATTGATATTATTTATGACACTGAACGACCATTGGATTTTAGAATTCTATTTTGTGGATATGATTCGTTTTTAGAACCATCATTTGAAGATATAGTTGAGACTACCTGTGATTTCTTTTATATGTGGTATAATAAAAATTTAGAAACTCTAAAAGACTACGAATTTGATACAACAGACTCAAATTTTGATAAATTGATTGATACTGGTTTAGGTGATATTACTAAACAAGTCTACAGAGATTTTAATTTAGATAATTTATTAGACTAAGAATTGACTTTATTGTAAAGTTCTAAATATATTTCTTTACAATTTTGTTGAGTTAATTTTCTTAGCATACTCTCTGACTCTTCGCTTGACAACCATCTTTTGTATTTAGAAGTGTCTGTTCCTTCAAGTTTAGCATTTTGTTGAAGATAATATTTTAAAGTTTCGTATAAACTATATCTCAGATTTTGTCTATATATTGAGTCTAATCTTAAGCCAAATTTATTTTTCAATTGTTCAAAAGAGGTAGTAGGGTTATTCATTACTTGGTCAATTTCATGTCTGCTAATTTTGAATACTGAATACATTGGCATTTGAACTCGTTGAATTTTTAAAAATTTATTAGTTTGTAGTTTTATAGGTGTTGAAGTTCCTATAACAATTCCTTCAATTGGTGATACTTTATCAACTACAGACACAATTACTTCATCTAGTAAATCACCTATCATATCTTTTAGTTTACCTACTTTATAATCGTCTTTAAAAGTCATTGATATGAATTCATTTCTTAAACCACCTTCCCAAACTTTTTTGAAATCTTCAAAGGCTTGATTTTTATTGATATTAATTTTGATATCTTTTTTTGTCAATAGTTTTATTCCTGTATTTAATTTTTTTCTTATTTCTTCTGCCAGCTCCTCAGATAGATTACCAGTGTATTCAATGTATATTTTATCTACATTTTTATATTGTATGTAATCGTGATTAGAACGAGGATTTAGTATCTCAAATCCCCAAGTTTGATCTGGTAACTTTTGGTTGGCAATTATGTCTATGAGTGGTCTAGTGATGTCTGATCCCCATCTTGAGTGTGATGCATTTCTTCCAGATTGCCCTGATAAAATTTGGTCTTTTGTATTTACCATGACAAAATTATCTTTAATTGTTACGGTAAGATGTTGTCCAGCTATTTTTTCGGTTATATCTATATTTTTAGAATTGTATAAAAATTGGTCTACAAAATCAACTATATCACCTACACTCGCGTTTCTAAATCTAGTAGGACTTACTGTATTCTCTAATATTAATTTGAATTCTGAAAATTTCTTTATAATCATATTATATATATTAAATATTTTTTTGTATATTTGAATTATGAATACTAAATTCTCAGGTGGTGGTATATTACCAATTGTTAAGATAAATGACGACTTATACTTTTTAACATTTGGTTCAAAAAGAGGAGTTTTATCAGATGCTGGTGGAAAATGTGACTTTGGGGAAAGTATTGAAAAAACTTGTGTCAGAGAGTTTTATGAAGAAAGTTGTAAGTTATTTGACATAAGTGTATCTGATATATCCAATCATAAATTTATTAATATTAATGCTGGTCGGACTTTCTATAGAAGTTATTTGCCTTTTTTCAAGTTCGATATATCTCAAAATTTATTTTCTAAAAATAGAAATATTTTAAAATCAAATAAGTGTTCTTATCAATTTTTAGAAAAAAGTGAAATGATATTAGTTCCTGTAAATTCCAAATTTGAGAGGCTGAATTCAAATTCAACTAAAATCTATACTACACAAGATATATCTGGTCAATTGCGATTAGTAAATAGAAGGCTTTATAAATTAATTAGAGATTTCCAAAAATCAAATATAAATACTGAAGAAATAATTTTAGAGAAAAAAAAATTAGGTGGATTAGTAACTTACTCAAAATAAAAAACCTTTGAATTGAATCAAAGGTTTTTTTATTTATTTTTTCCAACTTGGAACAAACTTATCAGAGTATTTTCGAGTGTATGCGATATTTGGTCTTTGGTGTTTACGCGATGGATAGTTAGGACTTCCTATAGCTCTTCTAATAAGTGGTCTCATAGAGTCATGTATATGCATACTTAAGTCATCCCAAACCTCATCTTGATTTCGGTCACCTTCTGGTACATATCCGAATTGTTGCATAAATTCTTCGATATGGTCTATTGTATAAAAAAGATCATGTAGAGCTGTATCAGATCCGGAATCTGCAATTCTATCAATTTCTGCAAACATTTTATCAGCCGATTCTCTGTTACTCTCAGTTCCTTTACCAAATCCTGGTGAGTAGAAGTGTTTGGTTGTATCTTCACTTTCATTAAATCTTTTTAAATGTTTCATAGTTTCATTTTTTTTTTATAAAGTATATATTAAATTAAAATCTTATTTTTTATATATAGATTATGAAATTTATAAGAGATTTTTCCAAATTTAGAGAATTAAGAATCAATGAGGCTTTAGAGTCGGGTCAGTTTTTAGCTTACCATAGAACAAGATTAGTCGAACAAAGTTATATAGTCAATGTAGAACCTGATCCAAATGTAAATTTTTATCAACAATTTGCTGAGTCTATGATTTTTGGTTTAACTAAAAATACAAAAGAGTATCAATTAGCAATCAGTAACAATATTAAATTACTAAGTGATATGAATCCCGATATCAAATTGGATGATAGAGGTTTTCCAATAGTTAAAATAGGTGATAAAATTACAACACAGGATCCAAGAATAATTTCTCAAGGTTTCAGAGCAGGTGCAGGAGATTTTTATGGTGTTGGTTTGTATACTTGTTATGAGTTTGATGATCAGATTAGAGACTTTGATGGTGATGGTAAACCTGATATGAGAGGATATGGACAAAATATTGTTGAATTTAGAGTCGATAACACTGGTAAATTTTTAATACTTGATATGACTGAAGGAAATAATCAAGCAAAAAAAGTTTGGGGAGCTAATCACACACTTATTGACCAATTGAAAAAAATAATGGGTGGTAAGTTTTTAAATTTCTATAATAAGAATAAAGAACTACTGAATGGTTTTAACGAAATCTTAGTAAAGACAAAAGTAACAACTCCAGGTGGTTTTGTTGAAGAGTTAGAAAAGGACAAAAAGGGTAGATTTTTGACTGGTCCGATTGCTCTAAGATTGTGTAAAATGGATGGATTTATATCATTAGTTGATGGTATTTCATTTACAGGTGGTAATGATGGAAGAGTATTGGTCATTTATGATGCAGACTTGGCTAAACCGACAAGATATACATCAGATGATGGGAGAACTTGGAATCCAATGTCTAAGTTAGAGTACCAATACGAAAGAGTAAGAGTGGGTAATAAAGACATTCTTCAGTGTAAAATCATAGACAATGATAAAGAGTTGATACAAATAGACCCGAATAGACCGGTTCAATGGATAAAAAGTTTGGATATTCCATCAATTCTCAAAGATAGTGAAAAGACGGTCAAACTTTTTTCACGTATAAACATTTCAAGTATTGGATCAAAGAAGATATTTACTGAATTGATTTCGGATTTATCAAAGAGCAAACCACAGGTATTAGATAATATTATAAAAAGACTCTATGATTTACCTTTAACAGATAGAAATTTAGAAAAAAGTGAATTTATAAATTATTTATCTAATCTGATTATTTTTTTATTAGAGTTTGTAAAAATGTCTGGTCAAAAATCAGATTTGCTCAAAAAGAAAATTGAACAAATATGTGAGTATTTTTCTAAAAATAGTGAAGACATTTCATTTCCAATCTCAGTTATAACATCTATCTATTCTGAAATAGAAGGAGGTAGTGAAAGTGTTGAAAAATTCAGAGAAGTATTAAAAAATAATTTTTTAAAATCTCATGAATTATATTCTGAGACTTCTGAATATGACGGTGATGTATTTGTTAAAATGTTAAATGAAATGAAAATTTTACCAAAAGAAGTTGTTGATAAAAAAATTGACGATTCCTTAGATAAATTATCAAAATTATTAATTAATACAGAATTGACGGACTCGAACCCAGATTTCTTAGGTACAACTACAAATGCGAAAAGATTCAATTTAGTAGATTACAAATTGAGTCCTTTTAAAAGGTTTACCTATTTGATGACTTTTAGTTTTGATGGATTGGCTCAAAAATATATTGATGTTTTTTGTAAATTGTTACAAAAAAAATTAATTGTATTTCATAAAGGATTTAATCGACTGTATGACTATCGAGCTGATAAAAAAGCGAGTTTCTCTTCTTTAAATTTGATAGAGTGCTTTAAACAAACTCCTACTGATTACACAGGAAATAATCTAATTATAAAAGTTATATCTAATCCAAGTAGGCTTAATGATGAATCCGTGGACATAATTGCTGATGCTATAATTTTATATTTAATTGCAATGAAAGAGGAGCATATTGGTCGAGGTTCAATCAAGGGTCAAAATTTTGTTATTGATATAATAAAAGGAAATAAGATATTTGATAGAATTAAAGAAAAATTATTAAAGTTAAAAAATGGAGAAAAATTGGAAATATCAGGGGAACAATTGAGATTTGGCTTCGGAGTAGTTTATAGTGAGTTCTCTAAATATGTCAAGCTTGGTGAAGAATTCGAACCAGATTTGGACTACGACTACATAGCCGATAGAATATTTAAATCTATGTATGGACCAAGTTACAAAAAAGATGAATTATTTGATAAAATGTCTGAATTAAGAAACGATAAAGATTTGCAAAAAGTAAAATTAGCCTTTGGTAAAAGAAAGGGAATGATAGGTAAAGAATATGATTTAGATTATTGGATTAAAGACGAACTCAGTAAAGATGATTTACAAAAATTGAACAACATATTAAAAGAAAAAGGAATCAATTATCAATTCTAATGATTAAAACATTTTCACAATTTATTAAAGAATCTAAAGATTGGAGTAATTCAGTTACTGCTGTCATTGCTCTTTTCAATAAGAGTGGTCAATTATTAGCACTTAAAAGAGGAATGACTGCTCCTTGGAAACCAGGACACTGGAATATTACTGGTGGTGTGGTTGGTGACCATAATCTTGATGAAAAACCAAAAGAAGCTGCTTTAAGAGAGGTTTTAGAAGAAACAGGGTTAACGCCAACAAATGTTCAAGATTGGGGTGTGATTGATACAAAAGGTCATCCAGATTCTGCTTGTGGATTTATTTATTATTTTACTGGCAAAGTTGATAGTTTACCTACCTCATCAGACGGTGAAAATTCTGAGTGGAAATTTGTAAATAAAGAAGATTTAGATAGAGTTTACTGGGTTCCTTTTTTAACAGATTTTACTGGATGTGACTTATCCGGTGCAAAGTTTAAGAAATCTTTTCTACACGAAGTTTGGTCTTAGAATAGTTTTTGTAATTTAATTTTTAAATCACCGCTACCCTTTATCAACCTATGAAATACACCTTTTGGTATAGTGATTTCCCCAGAAATTATTTTCGGTAGTTCATTATCAATTTGTATCATCCAATCTGTATCTTTAATAGATTCAATTATACGATTTTCGTAATCTCTGTGCCACATGAACTCTCCAGAATCTGTTTCTTGATTAAATTCTCTGATAAAAGTATTATCTGATATTTTAGTTTCTTTGAAAGGTAACATTATTTTGTTATTAATTTTTCACCATCAAAATATCCGTAATTAAACTTTACTGGTATGTTACCATTAGAAAATTCTTGATAATTGTCCAGTAAATCATTTTCAATTGTGTCTATGCTAACTCTTCTTTCGGACGATATTTCACCAAATTCTGATTTAGGCATTGCTAATAAAAAACATCCTAATTGATTTCTATGTGGAGAGATACCATCAATCATATTAGAAAGTAGAGTGTAAAGATTTGATTTATTAGTTATGGCTGTTGTGCCACTAAGTCCAGTGCCTAAATTGAATTTAAACTGTGTTTCAAATATACTTTTTGCAAATTCTGGTGAAGTTACATGTGTTAGGTAGTGATTTGAATCAGGTAAAGAATCTATTTTAGATTTTAATTCTAATTTTAGTAAATCTCTACTAAAATTTTCCACATCTTTAGATTCTATTATTGGAAAATTAAAATTATATTCAGTATATGTTTTTAAATGTTTCATAATTTTACCAATAACCAGGATAAGTTTTACCTCCCCAAAGATGTCCATATTTATTTACCCTACAAGCCCAGTATCCGGCTTTAGTTTTATCTTTCTTAGTTGAGCATTTATGACGAGCTGCAAAGTTTCTTCTCGCTTCGGGATTACTTACTTTAGCTGTTAAACCACCGTGTACATCACCAAAAGCAATCTTTTTCACGTTTCCTGTTTTAGGATTTTTAACATATACATAGTATTTTTTAGTGCCGCCACGCATTGGATAGTTTAACTTAACTTCTTTTCCTTTATATTCAGCTTCTGATAAAAATTCAACATTTTCCATAGTCAAATCTAGAGGAACTAACTCTCCGTTAAACCAACCGAATTTACCTATTTCTGTACTTTCATAGATTTCTTTGTCTATTTCACATAATTTAACTTTACCTGAATCGAATAATTGGCGAGCCTCTTTAATAACACTAAAGAATGCCTCTGAACCAGGTCTGAAAATATTTTCAGTTATTGGTTTATTTTTTTCTAAATGATATTTTAGACTTTCAGAAAAAAGAATATTCACAAATTCTGATGCTTTTTTGATATTATCGTCAGAATCACATTTACAATCTGCGCAACCACAATAACAATTATCCTCACCTGTACATGAATCACAACATCCACAACCATTTATTTCACTTTCTTCATAATCCGAATCTATTTCTAATTCATCTTGTAAGTCATAGTCATTTTCACATTCAATATTATCAACATGATCAATATTTACTGTGATGAAGGACTCAAATTTTTCAATTTTATCTTTATTTTTTTTGAATTCCTTTTCAACTTTCTCTTGTTGTTCAACTGAACTTTTGAAACCTGGTTTTTCTTCATCTCTCTTCAATGAATCAGCTTTAAATTTAATTTCAATATCTTTTTCTTTTTTAGATTTTTTCTCTTTATTATCCGAGATATTTAAATTTTTAGCAGCATCTTTGAATTTTTTTATTTCTTTCATAATCAATATTATTTTTTTTGAAACATATTATCTAAAACTTGATACATAGCGTCTATTACTCCATAAGAGTCAATTCCAAATTGACCTGTATATTTATCTACGATTTGCATCATATCTTTTTCTAAACTAGACCATTTGTCTTTTTCTTCAGTTTTTCTATTATTTTTTAGAACTTCATCCCAGTCAAATTCTTCGTTAAACTTTTTTAGATGTTTCATTTTTCGTTTATTTTTTTAAGCACTTCTGCGCATTTTTCGAATTCTTCTTGTGATTCTAATTCTTTAAGATAGTTTCTCAGTTGATTTCTGTCACATAGCTCTAATTTTAATTTAAATCTTATGTCAACAACGTCTTTCATATCTTTTGCTGTATGGTCTATTATTTTATTCACAATATCTCTGTCAAATGGTGACATTTTTTCAAAATCTGACCAGTCATAAATTTGATTATCATTGAGAAAATTTAAAATATTTGTCAATGCGTCTTGTACTCTATCTGATTTAGATTTAGATTTTTTTTTGATTTTTTTAAAAAATTCTTCATTAATAAAGTTCATATACGTATTTAACCTTTTCATTTATTATATATTAAATTATTCTATCAAGAAAACTAAAATTAATATATAAACAAAACTATTATAATAGATGTCAAATCACAAAAATCTTGTCTGGTTTAATAAAGAAGGGGATTATTTAAATTTTAATTATAATGATGTTGCGGAGAGGTTTGAAGGTAATATCATATTCCATGAAAATTCTACTGATACATTTAGGACTTATGGTTTATACATGTTAGAAAAGCTACCGGCTTTTGAATATGAACTACCTGGTGAGCTAACTGTTGATAAATTTCAATTATTTAATGAACTTGGTCTACATATGTATGGTGCAAAATATGAAAGTGAATCTTATACAAAAATTGAACCTATCAACAATGATTCAAATTTTTATTCTAAATGGATTTATGGAGATAATTTTGAAAAAAAGTTTCCTGTTGGAACTCTAATAAGATTTGATGTTCCTTTTTTAGAATTTACTGACGTGACTCAAACATATGCTGTTGTGTCATCCAAGAAAGGCGCTATAATGATTATTTCTCAGATGGATAATGATACGTTTGAAACTACTTATTTTGAAACATATGGTGGTGACCAAACAGAACTTGATAATCCATCTCCTTATGTTGGTAAAACCATTACTGGTCTAAATGCTATTGGTGTTTATGATTATGTCAATAGTCAGTATCTACCTAAAATATCACCTTGGAGTGAACCTTTTTTTTATGATAAGTATTATGTTAATAAAAAATTAAATTTAATAAATACTGGGAAACAAGTTGGTGACGAAATAAGTAGACCGCCATTATATTCACCAGTTCCTGTAACAATAAAAAGTGTTGATTTAGCTGACCAAGTTCATTTCGAATATTCTGTTAGTAAAACTAGCTTACCGCCAGAATCAAATCTTATAATTGAGGTTTTGACAAGAATGGATCTTCCTAAGATATATGAAGGTGGAATAGAAATCACAGGTGATGGTCGTATCAACATTTCATTTACTCCTAAATTTCCTCAAACTATAAAACCTGGTAAAGAAATAAAAATCATAAATTCTCAAAACAATTCGAACTTTTTGACAGTTGCTAATATTCCTCGCTGGGATGGTATATTCAATGAAACTTTTTTTGCAACTCAATCTCAAGTAATATTCAATAATAAAATATACGAATGTATACAGGCATATACTCAAAGTTTTGGACAAGCTCAAACTTCATCTATTACACCATTAAATAATAAATTTTGGTCATTACCAACTTATATACCTGTTGAACAGACTACGGTTCAAGAGTCGATTTTATTTGCTCAAATTTATTACACTACGGATAAATATTATTATGAAATGTCTTATACACAAAGTGCGCCTGTAACAATGGCTTCTGCTGTAGAAAAGTATGCTGAGGATTTAAAGATATTTAATATAGACCTGTATTATAAAAATAATAGACTAAGAGCGGACTTGATGTATCCATCTAATTATGCTATAGTCAATTTTTATCATACTGCGGTTGGACCAACTTATTCTATGGGTTCATTTAATAGGGCGTATGAAAAGTTAATTCAAACAAAAGAACAATTAAATTATGAATTAAATTATAATTTTTCTGAAAACTTTAGTTATAATATAGTTTTTACTGATTTAGATGAATTCGGATTAAAAATAATCATAAACGGAATGGTTTATGAAGAAGAAATCGCTTATGTTTATTCTGGTGCGACTCTTGATATGGAGAGAACAATTGATAAAACATTAAGAAGATGGTTGGTAAGAAATTATCTAAGACTTTATGTTCTTGGAATCAGAGTTGAGTTAAAATATGTTGGTAATTATACTTCAATATTTTACAATGCAATTATCGTAAAAACTCAATATCCAAACGTACCGATGGTCATCGATAGAGTTGAAGTTGGAACTGCTGCAAAATTTCATATTGAGCATTCTAAGGTAACTTTCAACTCAGGAAGTTATTCTATACCATATGTAAATGTTAAAATAAATGGTGAGGAGTATATTACAGAATCGGTTTATTACGCCTCGACTAATGTTGTTGATATACCGACTACACTTCAGAATTGGGTTAATGCTTATTCTGAAGAATTGGCACTTATTGGTTATTTAATTACTAATATAAATTATGTTCTTAAATTTGATGTGACTCAATTGGAAGTTCCATTGAACCTTAGTATTATCACTGGTCGTGTAAATTTACCCGGCTTACAAGATTATACTTTAGTCGAAAAAATAAAGGGTAATCATGGTATGTTGATTGCTTCGAATCAAATAATGTTACCAGAGGCATCAACTGCTTCATTTGAGTCAGAAGGATTTGCTACTGGTAGAGTTATTTCAATTAATAATACGGTTTTCCCATGGAATAATCAAGAATACAATGTCACTTTTTTAGATCCACACGTCATGAATATAAGTTATCAGGGTCCATTTTGGGGATTAACTGATAGTATTTGTAGTTCTTCTGCTTATGTGACACTTGCTTTTGATACCGGTTTTGGACAGACCGCTTGTGCTTTACCGGTCGCTCCTACTGGTGGAACTGGAAATGGTGCGCCTTTTTCAATAGACTCATTCAGTCCAGGCTTTAGTATAACTGTAAATCCAAATAATTATGAAATTAACAATTTAGATTTATCTGGTTTTGTTGGTTCGGGTAATTTGGTCGATATAAAGTATGTTCAGGTTTCAAATTCAATATATGCTTTCGGAGATGGTGTTAATGTCATCGATTCTAATACTGGTCTTCATTATGCTACGATAGAGTTTACAGGTAATACTCAAAGTATTGAG